CCAAGTAACTAACATAGACAAACTACGCCACGAACTAGCCGTTATGAAAAAAGAACTGAAACGTTACGGTTCGCCACAAACTTTCATCAACAAAGTAAACGACCTAGAAGTAGCAATACGCAAACTGGAACACTTCCGTGACATCTAGCGAACACAACTGGGACCCCGAAGACCTAAACGAACTAATGTACCTATTTGACAAAGATGACATTAGCGAACTGGAAGGCATATTCACAAGCATAATCAAAGATGACAGTGACGGATTTGTAGTAGAGTTCGTCATCTCTGTCCTTGCTGCACGAGAACTCGTTGAATTATATTTACGTGCGCAATCTGGCGATGAAATCGCCAAGAACAAAAGTTGGTTTGAATACTCTAAAATTATAGCCGAACTAACACAAGCATTAAACCTACACGATAACTAAGGTTGTTGTTCTTCTAACTTTTGTGCTTGTTCTTGGTTAACAAGTTTTTGTAAATCTTTTACCAACTGGTTAGCAGCCCACTTCCTGCGCACAATCTCAGACTCCTGTTGTTTCTCACCAATTTCACGTGCTGGCACACCAAAATAGTTCCACCAACTAGAAACCATACGTTCTTCCAACGTATCTTTGCCACCAAATACACCACCAGTAACACGATTAAACTGTCCCAATGCAGGGAAAACCTGTTCCAAAATATAGTTCACACGTGAATCCATAACAAGATTCTTATTCTTATCATAATAAACATATTTCGTACCCATCAATGGACCTATAAACTTCGCCATAAGGGCAGTATAACCCTTAACTTCATCTTGTCGGAATGGTCCAGTACTAATACCAAGTTGCCTGTTTGCCAACAATTCTGCTGGCAAACGGAACGGCAACGCTGCCTGCCCCAAAATACCAGTAGGTGTTGTAATAGATTGCAACTGTTGCGCCAAACGAATATGGGGCAAATCAGGTGTCAACACCCAATTACCCATAATACCCAAAGCATCTTTGTCGGCAATCCATTTAGGCATAATCAAATTAGGATTAACAGGGAAAGACTTCTTAACTTTCTCATACTCATAATACGCTTTAGGACGTGCTGCCATTTGTGTCAATTGCAACGGAACGTTACGGCTTGTCCAAACCCAAAACGGTACAACCCGTTTTGCAACCTTATCCAACTTAGACAAATCACTATAATCAAAATGAATACGATTAATACGTGCCACAGCCTCATCAAAAGTTTGACCCTTGTTAAACGAATCTATTGCCATTGGCAAACGTAATGCCCGTTCAACAAACTTATTTTTACGGTTAAAAAACTGGAAATATTTATCAGTCAACACCGCACCACGCCGACCAATAGTAGGCGCTGCAAAATCATCGGTCACACCATGACCCGTAGCCAAAACAACTTGAGTAACCCATTCCGCTTTAGCCAACTCGTTCGGGTCAGTAATCTTAGCCCGTTGAGTCCAGTTAGCAAAAATATCGCCCTTAGCAATACCACGCTTAGTTTCATTCTGAAATGCAGCCCATTTCAAACCCTGCTCAATAGCATCATTAGTGACACCATCAGCATAATTCATAAACATACCTGAAAAACCGTTACGAACAAAAAACCCAACAGTACTAGTAACCCAACGTTTCCAATAGTTGTTCACCCTGTCTAGGTTTTTCATCCAATCTTTAAACTCAACCTGATTAAGAAGTTTCTTAATGTTTGGACCCCAAACATCCAAAACTTCTTTGGGCATCTGCAAACCCATACCCTTAATTTCTTGCCATCCCTTTTCCGCAACATCATTAACAAGTTTACCATTCAATAAACCCATTTGAGCCATCTGCAACCAATCCAAACTTTGTTCAAGTTCCTCATTTACCGTAGCCAACTTTAATTCATCGGCATGCAATATGGTTGTAACACGGTCATAAGCCTCAGCAACCTTCGGGTCATCAATCAAACTACTGGTCTCAATAGACTTTAACACCTTGTCAACATAAGCAGCATTGCTCGCACCAGTAGAACCCTTAGCAGGTTTACTCTTAATCAACAAAATCATGTCCTGAATTTCCTGCTTCAAACCAGCACCAGTACCCTCAGTCCAAGTTTCCAAAACTTTTGCTTGGTCCAACAACATAGGCAAACGTTCCTCATACTTTAAACGTTGCGTGTTCAACTCTGCAACACCAAACTTTGCCTCAATTTGTTGTTTCACTTCTTTGTCTATGCCGTCATAAACTTTCTTTAATTCCGCATCAGCAGTTGCAAGTTTTGCTAAAACTTGCTCACGTGGCACATACTTGCCGTCAACCAAAACATTATTAGTATTACGCAACTCCATTAAAGTACGGAAAGCAGTATCCTGTTTCTGTGTTTCTTCCAACTGTGCAGTAAGTTCGGAACGTTTAGCCAACGATTCCTCAACATCAAGACCCATATTACGAAGTTTCTCGTTATTGTCCAGCAAAGACAACTGGTGCATTTCCATAGTGGAATCAAGCGAGTTTTGCAAAAACTTGTTGCCCTTAACAGTTTGCCAAGGGTCAGTTGGTGCTTGCCCAATCTTAGGTGTTTTCCAATTATCGGGAACCAACACAGCCCATTCATCTGAAGCAAAATGATAACCGTCACCAAAAATATTTGACGCAGGCATCAACACACCTTTATAGCCGTTACCCGCAGCGTCATCAACAAGGTTTTTAAACCACCATTGTGATGCAATACCACCAACAGCATCAGAGTTATCAGGACTAAAAGAGTGCGCAATTCTTTGTTGCACGTCTTTAAACCATTCAAAGAATTGTCCAAGTTCATTATGGGTTAATTTTTCAATATTGCCAGATGCTCTGGCGGCATCAATGCGGGTTTTCATATCCCATAATCCAGATAAAAGTTCTGCTTTTTCTGGATTAACTCGCACAAATGTTTCATCCAAAACACCATTATTTTCAATCATATTAGCAATATCGGACTCAGATATATATTCGGTTATACCAACTTGTCGCCATGCTTTATTTAAATCGTCAGCCCAAAATTCTGGATTCAAAAAAGCGGAAAAAGTTTCAGGGTCACGCAAATCCAACAACTCACTCTCAGGGATAGCATAACCAGCAATAGCATCATCCATCTGGTTGAATGTACCAAACTCATTATCCATAGGTGCAGTTGTAAAAATTTGGAACGGCACAGGTTCACCACTAGTGTCGGGAACAAAACCATAAATCCAACCTTCACTAGCATACGTTGCATTACTTTTTACATCGTTTACACGTCTAATTGCTTCAAGTTCTGTTTCGTTTTCAATCAATTTGTTTTCCAAAAATTGACGTTCTTCAACAGATGCCTCAGGTAATGCGTCTATTTGTTCACGTATAAAGTTATTTTGTGCAACACGGCTCGCTTCACGAGCCTCAATAGCGTCTGCGCCACCAGCGGCACGGACAATCCGTTCAGCCAACCATTCCGCACTTTTGCCCTCAAAATCGTTAGCATTAGGATACCACGACAAATACTCTTTATGAAGTTCCTGTAATGTAACAAAACGGTCAGCAGTACCTTCAGCCAACGCTTTCTCAAAAGCATCAACCTGTTTAACCAAACTGATTATAACATCATTAGATTCACCTTTAAGTTCAGCCTTAAGTTTTGCTGCGGCTTTAGTTGCCTTACTCAAAGTTTTTTTAATTTTTGCCATTTCTTTCAAAATTGTTTCAGTTTCGGCAGTAACACCAACCCTTTGAGCAATTTTACCTGACAAAACATCAATAGCAATCTGAGAAACATTCTCCAACTCTGTCGCAGCCGCTTCCTTTGTCCCCGCTAATTTCTTTACACCACGAGAAATACGACCCTTCAACGAACGTTGCGTAGCAAGCAACTTCGTTGCAACATCCTCAAGTTCCGCAACAAGCGCAGCATCGGGAACAACATGTTTAATTAACGGTTTAATAACAGCAGGACCAAAATCCATCATTCTGTCATAATATGCTGTGCGTTCCATCATCCTACTATAAGAGTGCAAACTGTCCATCATAATAGTAGGGACATCTGTTTTAAACCAAGGCAAACCAATTTTGCGCATAGAAATTTCGTTGATAGCCTCAATGCTACCAATAATAACATCTTCACCCATAAATTTTTCGGCATGGACAAGGTTGCCTTCTGCATCAAATGTTGCGTCACGCAACTTACGATGACTAGAAATACCTTTACCTGTTTCTATGTCTGCACCACTAAAATCTAGGTCATCAAACCAACCACTCTTATAACCTTCGGACATCATCCAATCACGTGCTTCAGGGGTCATTGAGTGATATATGTGGTCGTCTATTACACCAAGTTCATTTGGTAAAGCACCCCATTTATTGCGGATTTGTTGAACCCTGTAGTTGTCAACTGCTTGATATGCTTCATCATCCCATTTCCTGAAAGCATCAACAACGTCTTGAACTTCTTGACTACTTGCATAAACGGGGCTACGGTTTTCAATAATTTTGTATACTTCTTGTTGTGCGGCATCAGGTAGTTGTTCAATTGCACGCAAAATTCCATAACCTTTAGATAGATGTGTTTGACTATAAAGAGCAGCCCTACCCCTACTCCTGATGCTTGCAGAATGTTCTGCTATACCACCAAGATATGTGCTAATCCAATCGTCACCAGATTTCAAACCACGTCCCACACCTTGAGCAACCAAAGGTGCAACACCACCACGAGCGGGTTTTATAGCCCAATTAGGTTTATATTTATAAAGAACATCACCAATGGCGGGACTAACTTCACCCAAAGTATGTCGCCATGCTTTAGCAATGGCGCTACTGTTTTTAATTTCGTAACCCATATATTTTACGCCAACAAAAATGTTTTCACCTTTGCGAACATAATCAGGTAACTCAACAGCACCATAACGAACAATGTTATCCAACAAATTAGGAATAGATTTAAGTTCAGGATATTTTGGATATAGTTCTGTTACAACTCTGGTTGCTAACGCAACTTTATTTGCTTTAGATGCTTGGCTTGCGGGCAAACCAACATACGTTGTTGGGTCGGTAACAACATCAGCCAAAAACTGTAATGCACCACCAGGGACACCTTTAATACCAACTAAACCAGTAACAGATTCTTTACCAAACAATTTAAATTTAGGGTCTTTTGCTTGACGAACAAAATCTTTCCAACTAGCCTCAATTTTTTGACCCTTATAAACACCTTTCTTATAATATAAAGGTTCACCATAACCAAGACGAGTTAACTGGGTGAGACCCTCGGCAAGTTCGTTAATAGCAGACTGACCATAACGTTGCACAGGTTTAACCGCTTCACCTACACCTTGTAAAATTTCTTTAGGTCCCTCACCAACAGTATAGTTAATGATTTGACCCAAAGTATTAAATATTCCACCAGTAACACTAGCAGGTGTTTTACCAGTTTCTTTCAACTGTTGTAAACTTTCAAGAACATCTTTTTGTGCCTGTGGTTGAAACGGCAACAATCGTGTCAATGAACCAGCCTTATTGACAGCCTTACCTAATGCAAATTTTTCTTTCTTTAAACTAGGTGATTGACCAGCAGGGACAACAATTGTGGTTACACCATTTGCATCAGTATAGGTGGTATTCCCTTGCTCGTCTTTGCCATAACCGTAGTCTGTAGTTTGTTTTTTAACAAACGGTGAACGTGTTATGCCAGTTGCCATGAAAATCCTTAAATTAGTACCCTATAATAAGGATACCCGTTCCTAAAACTCGGAAGTTCTAGCAGCCTTAGCCGAAGCAATACCTGCTGCACGTTTAGCGGCTTCTTCTTCAGCCTTCTTTTTAGCAAGTGCGGCAGCGGCGGCTGCTGCATCATCTTTAGGTTCTTCAGGCTTTTGAGTTTCCTGCATTGGACCATACTTAGCCAACGTTTCAGCACGCATAGCCGCAGCCCTATCAAGCGCATCCTGTTCACGGCTATAAACATTCTCTGCTGCTTGCGCACGTTGCATAGCAATTTCTTGCAACCGTCTGTTGACATCAGCCTGCATACCAGCCTTAATACGTGGTTCCTGACCAGCCAACCCCTGCAATGCGGCAGTTGTTGCACCAGTAGCAGCACGTTTAGCAGCAATATCAAAGTTCTGTTGACCAACATTTAACTGACTAGCAGCCCACTTACCCAAATCAGATGTGCTTGTAGCAAACTGTTTAGCAAAATCGCTAACAGTCTGCACTTCACCAGTCCCAGCACCCTGCGACTGTAATGCAGCCAACAAAGGATTTGTTGGCGCTTCCAATGTAGTAATAGGAACATTTTGATATGCAACACTATCAACAAACGATTTAAGGAAATCTTCACCAGCACCCTTAACCTGTCCACGTGCCGTTTCAAAATCTTTGCTAAGCAAATCCAATTGATTAGCAAATTCATCATTGGTCATTTTTTCCATTGGGTCATAAAGTTCTTTAATGCGTTGTAAACCAGCCAAAGTACGAGAACCAGCAGCCGATTCCAAAACTCGTGCAGCAGCCTCACCGCCCTGTATGCCACGAACACGTGCCGCCGCTTCAAGTGCATCTTGTCGTGCAGCAGCACGATTCTCTGCATCAATAGCAAACTGATTTTGACGATTCTCTTGCGCTAATTGAAACTCACGGTCACGTTTCTCTTTAGCCAAAGCATCCAAACGTTCTTGCGCACGAGCAGCAGCAGCACTACCAGCAGCAGCACGAGACAAATCTAGTTGTGCTTGACGGTATTTATCTTCACGTGCATTTTCTTCCGCACGAACCCTATCTTGATAAGCCCTATCAGCAATTTCTTTCGCACGGTCAGCAGCAGCCTGTTTTTGTGCTTCTTGATTATTTAAATATGTTTGAATTGGCAACAAACGTGCTGTATACCAAGCAGCACTCGGTTCACTACTAGTTGCTTCCACATAGGCTTTTGCTGCATCATCAATTTTGGCTATTTCTTTATTTAAATCAAAACCACCAGTTGAACCAGTAGAAGTAACCGTAATCGGCGGTTTAGTCGCAGGTGGTAAAGTTGTACCAGTAGTAGTGGACGGCGCTACCGTTGTAGTGGTTGGTAGTTTTGTCGTTGTTGAAGAAGGTAATGTAGTTGTAGTTGTTCCACTAGGAGTACTAGCATCTTGTGTAACAACCCATTGACCTAGTTTATAATCAAATTTAAATCCAGCCATAATACCTCCTAATAGGCAGCATACTGCTTAAGAGCAGTAGCCGAATTAATAATATCCCTTTGTTTCTGTAAACGTAACTGCGCCAAATAATCCTCAAGGTCAGCCTGCGACTGTGCTTCAGCCATAGCAATACGGTTCTGTTCATCTTGCAACATTTGTGTTTCGTCAGCAAGCGCACGTTGCATATCCGCAGCATAACGTTCCAACCCTGAACGTTGAATACCTGAAGCCACCGCAGGACCAGCCAAACCACGTTGACCATAACTAGCCATTTTGGGGCGGAAACCTTCGGTTAGTTTGCGTGTCAAATCCGCTATGTTGCGTGTGCCACGTTGCTGTCCGAGGAACGCAGCCTGTTGGTTTGCTATTGAGGTTGCGGAACGACGTTTACGTGCAGACGCTTCAGCCATTCCGTAATCACCGTAATATGCGTCTATCATTGACATAATGTTACCTAGTTGCTTTCAACTGTTTTAATTCATCTATTTCTTTTTGTAAACGTTCCAGTTCAGCCTGAAGTGACACAAAAATGTTTTGTAAAACATTTTTGTCCACACTTGTCAGCAGAGACAAAGAGTTAACAGACCAAGCCATTAACTGAACACCTGTGACCCGATAACAAGTTGGTCGCTGTCTCCAGTGACTCCGCTTGTGCCTGATGATGCTGCTGTTAAACGACCAGCCGAGTCAACTGTAATGTTTGCTGTTGTATAAACACCAGCAGTTACACCCGTTGCGGACATTGCAGCCGAGTTGATAGCCCCAGCGTCAATGTTTGTGCCAGCCGCCAACGATTCAGCAAATGTTTTAATTGCAGAAAAGTTTGCGTTAACCTCGGTTGCAATAGCGGCTGTGCCGTTAACAAAAGAGTGTGGAATAGTAAGTGTAGCCATTGTTATCCTTTAACCTGTCTAGGTTGATATTTGTATCCGATGCTGTTAATGCCCCATAACTGTCCTAGTGGACCAGTAAATTCTAGTTGAACAGTTTGGGCTAAACCCAAATTGTTTCCAGTAATCAGCAAAGAACTAATAGCACCACTAGACCAATTTTCCCCCCAATTACTAGAACCCCAAACCATACCCAAACCTACAGGTGATTGAACCAAATTAAACGTTCTACGTTCATTACCTTCCGCTTCATCAAAATCATGGTAAACTTTAACATTAATAGTTTGATTTACAGCAGACTGTTTGATAACAAACTCTGGACGGCGAAACATTTTACGTTGAGTATAAGAACCAGCATCAAACCATTTAGTACGATACTTACTGGTATACGAAACATCAGTACCAGTAATGTTGTCAAATTCTTCATCGTACATATCAACCTGCAAAACGTAAGGCAACGTTGGATGAGTTAACAAACGATATTCAATATTAGACGCATTATGCCAATTACATCCAGCAGTTAAACCCTTGCCGTCCGCAGTTGAAAACTGCATCCAAGAACCATTAGCACCAATAGTTGGGTCATAAACAAAATTAACAGTACTATTGGTTACAGCACCAGTTTTAGAATAAGGTGCAGAAACCCACAAACGCTGACCAATCCAACTTAAATGAAAACCATCCTCAACACCAACAGTAATATAATCCAAATCTATAATGGGTCTAAGGTTTTCAAAAATATCTGTAATCGTAGCACCATTATAATAATAAACACCTTCAGGGTTAGAATAAAAATATACACCTTTATCGCTGACAGCAATATTATGTGGTGTATCAACACCAAGATTACTGGAAACTTCAACAACTTGAAAGTTATCCGAATCATAACCAAACAAAGCAAAAATGGCATTAGGTTTAAAAATAATTAACTGACCAGCAACAGTAGCCAAACCAGTAATACGATTACCACCAGCATTAATTTCAATATAATCAGCCGAAGCCCAGTTCTCGGGCGCATTTTCCAACGACCAATGCAACCTGTTGGGATAATCAACACCATTAATGCGAACATTAGCAGCAAACATTTTATTGGCATGAACATGCAACAACTCTGCCGACGGCATCTTTCGTTCAGATGTGGTTGGTATAGTTTGCCAATCATGCGGATTAGTGCCACTTGCTGTCAACGCTGTAGCATAAGTACTTGCAGTATCCCAAACATAGCCACCATTACTGGTGTTGCCAGTAGCAATATATAACTTAGTACCCCATTGAGCAAAACTAGCACCATGAATACTGTTAACAACAATAGGATTACCAGCACTATATTCCAACAAACTAAAATTAATACCGCTGGATTGATAAACTCTAGTTTCTGTAGAAAGCATTATGCGTGGAGTAGCACCATAAAAAGGAAACAATGATTGTGGGACCCAAGTACCCGAAACCGCCGTAGTATTAATACGGCGCATACCACCACGACTAAAAATACCGCCACGTGGGTCAATCTCAACATTCAGCATATCAGGAGATTCGTTATCAGCCAACTGAAACTGGTCGGCACGAAAATTTAGCCCCCCAGTAAAATCTTTCAGTTCACGAACACGAACTCTAGCCATTGTCCGCCAAATCCTTACCCATGTTCAACATCCAACCTTTAAAGGTTGGACGACCAGAAGTTTGACCCTGAGACAAACGCAAATGTGCATGACTAGCAGGTTTCATAATATTTTCTTTAGCCAAGACAACACCCTCATCAAAAGCACGCTTATACTCCTGTGCCATAACCGTATCCTCAAGACGTTGATACACACGACTGCAAGCATAATATACCAAAGGAAAATGCAAAGACGGACTAGCATCAACAGCACCACCGCTAGTGACCCAATCAATCGGCTCACGATAAGCCCGCACCTTTAGGGTGCGAACATTATTTGGTTTGGGAAACAAATGAATTTTGCCTTCCCAAATAGAATAAAACAACGGGTCACCAGACGTATCATACGAACCAATATATGTGTTCTCAGCCATATCATGCCCAACCATCTCCAAACGCAAACCCGTACCCGTAGGGTCAACAACAGAAATAATCTGACCAATAGGGTCAGCAGTAAAAGCACTAATAGTGTACTCACGTTGCTCAGCAACAGTATTAAAAGTAAACGACTTCTCTAGGAAAGACCAACGTTTTTCCATATCCAATATACGGTAATATCCGTCACGGATATATACGTTCAATAGTGAATCTGGTAGGTCTTCTGTGTCTAGGTCTGTGATGTCACGGACGGTTTGACGCAACGTTGTTGCTGTCATTGTTGCGTATGCCATTATTACTCCTCTGAATCAATTTGTTCAGCCAATTCAGCCAAATTGATAGCCTGACGCAAATGTCCTGCACACAATTCTTCACCTTTTACACGATTAGCGCCACAGGTATCATCATTGCCCATACATTTATTGCCACGACCCAAATATTCGCCGCTGGCAGCCGCCAACGGCGCATCAGCAATAGCCGAAAGCCTGTGATGTTCTACTGGTTTGCCATATAGTGCGTATGTTGGGATTGCGTTGCTCATCATAATATGGGTATCCGTTCCTTAAGGTAATGCTGATAATACTTTTTCTAACACTTTACGACCATATTTGTTGCCTACACTGGCTTTACGGGTTAAAGCACCAATAGGTTTAGTTACGCCTTTTGCAAGTAAACCCAAACCTTTCATTGCTGCACTACCACCTCTTTCGGTATACAACCAAGCATTAAGAAGGTCACCCTTGGTTCCTTTGCCAGTTAAAATATTTTCTAATTGATTTAATGGCAATAAAGACTCACCAATAAAAGATGCATTTTGACCATATTTATCTTCTGCACGTATAATCCCAGGACTTTTCTTATTCCATCTTAATAAATCAGCCAACTGTGCATCTAAATTTTCTTTACCAAAACGAACAACACCTGACCAATTAACCATATCATTAAATGGTCCAAAACCAGGTTTTGTTTCAATAATAGATTTAGTACGTTGTTCGTATTCAAAACCCTTAGGGTCGGCAGCCATCTTAGACAAATCCAACGCAGAATTAACCTTACGTTTATAACGTTGATTACGTGGCGTAACCATTACTTCTTCTTCGGTACTCTAGCACCTTTTGCTTGTTTTGCTTTATAAGCAGCAAATTCTTCACGGGTCATACCAAAAGCATTACGGTCAGGTAATTTAACTCCTGGTTTAATATTGTAGCCCTCGCCACCCTTACCAAGAACTGCTCTTGCTGCGGCAACATCAGCAGATGTTGTCAACTTAACATTCTTAAGTTCCTCAGCAGTATACTTTCTAGCCGACACAGACAAAGGTTTAACCTTAGCACGTTTTGCTGCATTTGCTTCCTGCGCTGCAACAAGTCTACGTTCAGAAGCCAAAGCAGACAAACGTTTTTCTCTCTGCTTAGCGGTTTCAGGACCTTTAACCCTAGGACCAGTTGGTGTACCAGTACCCCTGTTACGTGCCGCATCAGCACGTTTACGGTCCAAAGCCTCAAGACGTTCTGCTAAATCTTTATCCCTACGAACTTGATAATCTCTACGAGAATCCTTAGGTTCAATACCTTTCCGTACCCTATTTTTTTTCGCACGAAAAGCCATTCTACCAGCCTCGGTATCCAACTCTTGTGGAGTCATCTTACCCAAATTCTTCAACCTAGTATCAACACCCCTAGAAAGTTTATCCAAATTTCTTTCAGCAAAAGACTTGATTTCCGCTTCAACATTATTACGAAGTTGCGAAACCTGCTTAGGTGTAAGTTTGCGACCATCTTTCTGATACAGTTTAACAAGTTTATAAGCCTCTATGTTAACCTGTTTATCCAACATGCCGCCCTGGTTTTGAAGCAAACGAGTCTTAAAATCAACCGAGTTCATCTTCTTGGTCAAAGCATTACTAATCAAAGGGTAACCAGATTTACGCATCTCTGATGTGGTCATCCTTGTTTCAATTTTGCTTTTCTCTTTATTAAGATATTTTTCTCGGTTTACTTTTTTCTGCGCCGCTTTATCTGCTGCTCTTTTATCAGCGCCCATAGCACGACGTTCAGCATCAGCCTTCTGATTAGCCAAACGACGTTCTGCTTTGGTCATTGGTTTAGAAGCCGACTTACTTGGCTTTGGAGTCACTGTCTTTGCTGCTGTATTAGCAACCTTAGGTTTACCTTTTCGTAAAGCCTTCTTAACTGCCGATGCAGCACTGCTGGCAAACTTGCCAGCATCATCTGCCGTACTTCTGGCAGCAGAGACAACCTCGGGACGGCTTTTGGCAATTTGTGCCATTACCGCTTTTACGATATCATCAATGGACGAACCACCTCTAGCCATTACTTTGCGCCTTTTTTCTTATTTCTATTAGCACCTTTTGATGTTGCTTTGCGAGCCTCAACAATATTGCCACCATATTTTTCTTCCAATGTTGCAGCCCATTTAGCCCTGTTGGCTTCTTTGCGTTGTTGACGTTCAATGGCTTTCATTTTGTTGTATGCTTCACGTTCTTTAGCCCAAGCATCACGATTTGCTTGACGGCGGGCTTCACGTTCTGCTGCATCAACCGAACCCGATTTTGGACCTTTTGGTTTTGGACCTTTAGGTGTTTTAGGTGCTACAACACCACCAGCAGGCGGATTTTTAGGTGTCTTAGGTGTCTTAGGCAATTTAGGTGTTTTAGGTGTTTTAGGTTTACGAATTTTGCCTGTTGCTTCAGACAACGCCTTAGAAATGTCATCTACTACATTGCCACCGATTCTGGCTGCATCATCAGCAACACCAGATTTTCCCAAATTGCGCAAAACCTCGGCAACAATTTTATCTATATCTAAACCTTTGGGCATAAAACTCCTATAAAGCAAAAATGGTAGGGGGCTTTTTTCCCCCTACCATATTGCGGGTTGTTCCCAACCCCAACATAACCGTTATTAAGCGGTTTTTGCTGTGAGTTTGCCTTGCTTCTTAGCGTTGCGGCAAGTAAGGTTGCCGTAGCACATAATCAAAGCGTAACGTGCATCCAAGTTTTCTGGGCGCACGAACTCTGTTTGCTGGAACCACTTACCTGAGTGACCAACAAGTGTGAGGTACTTGCTATTAATGAAGTACATTACACCAGCGGTGCAAGCAGCATCAAACACTACAGGTGCAGCCTTGAACAGAAGGTTCTGGAAACCAGCATCTGCTGTCTTGGCATCTGTGTAGCGCAACTGTGGTTGCAACAAAGCCTCATACTTCTCAAACAATGTTTGAGTTGTAAGAACTAGGTCTGGATGGTCGTTGCCAACTGACACCGTGTTGTATGCTGTAGCCATCTGAGCGATAGTCAAAGCACCTGCGGTGTTGTTCTCATACGATTGCCAGTATTCGTTACCAGCAGTTGCACGGTTGATGTTGCCAACAGTTCCCGAAGCCTCAATGAGGTTGCCCAGACCGTTCCAGTTCTTGCCGCTGTTGCCAGTGCCGTCACCGTAGAACATTGTGTTGAAACCTTCACGCATTGATTCCTCAGCCTGCATGATTTTGGCTTCCAACAAGTTGATGATTTCTTGTTCACCGTTGTTCTTTGCTTCTTCAATACCGCTGATTGCGATTGAAGCAGCGTACTGCTTCCATTCGTATTCAGCAGCAGTGATGCCTGTTTGTGCTGTCAACGAAATGGTGTCGTAACCTGAGTACGAAGCCACTGTTGTGTTTTGTCCGTAGATGAGCGGCTCAACAATTTTTGTGCCACCGTTAAGCATACGGATGCGACCCTTTGACATAAGGTGGTTCGTCAGAACTCGGTCTGTGAACACGTTATCTGTCAATTGGTCACGGTAATTTGCGAGCGTTGTACTTAGCAACGCATCAAAGTTTACGTTAGACATTATAATCCTTTATAATAATAGTTGTTAAATGGTTAATTTGCACCCATTTGACGTTTAGCGGCAGCCCAAGCCTCGGAAACTGATTTAATTGGGGCAGCCTTTTCTGTCGTAGTAGAACTGGTAGCCGAAGAACCCCCCGACACCACACTAGCAGCCCGTTTCGCTTCAAGCACACCGTCATCGGCTTGCTTCAAACGTTCCTTTGCTGCTGCTTCTAGTTTAGACTGTGCCACAATTTTATCAAAAGCCAATTGCTTATACACGCCTTCTAAATCGGTTGTGTTCATACGCAAAGCGTTTGACACAACTTCTTTTACATCAAAATCACTATACTTGGTTTGCAAACCAGCAATTTCTTTTTCAATCTGTTGCTGATTCTGAAATTCCTCAAAAGATGCTACACGTTTATCAAGTTCACGAATCTTACGTTCCTCTGGAGTCAAAGATTCTTCTTCTATTGGGTCAACCTGTGGAGTGTTTTGCACACCATAATGTTGAGACAATAAACTGAGTGTCGCTGCTGGGTTATTCTCTAAAGCGGCTTGAAGTGTTGAAGCAAATTCTATCTTTTCACGTTGCTGAGACAATTCTTGCGTTTTCCGAGTATAATCGGCTTGACGTTGATAACCTGCAATAGCCTCACTAAGAGGGACTTGCAATTCCTCTCCATCCAACTTAACTGGAACTCTATAGTTAGAGTATTCCTGTACGTTCAATGTAGGTGTATCGGGTGTTTGTGTGACTACACTATCAGATGTGGGTGACCCTTCAACTGGTTCCGCTGACTGTGCTGCGATTTCATCGCTCATATTTCTCCTAGAATCCGTAATGGTTGTTCTAATACTAGAATGGGCGTTCCCTAACGGGGGGTATGGTGGATACCCCCCGTTGGTTTAGATGCGTTAAAACGCATCCTAGAGTGTCTGGTGACCTATTGTGGTGGTAGTGGTGGTTGCTGTTGTTGTGCAGCCAACATTGTTTCAACCTCAGGACTGGCAGGTGGCGCACCTGCAGCACCAGCAGGACCTGCAGGCATACCTTGTTGCTGTGGTGCAGCATTAATAAACTCGTCAGGGTTTTTCACACCGAAACCCATCTGCAACACATAGGCAGCAAGTTTACCCATGTCAACAATACCTGCACCAGCGAACGGTGCAAGGGCATCAACCATTTGTAAAGCCATTTGACGGCGGAACGATTCGTTCGCTGGTTGTGTTGAACCTGCGGCAACTTCAAAATCAAAGTCGCCTTGCAAATAGTCACGGTCAAAATTAACCCAAACAGGTTCACCGTCTTTGCCCATAACACGTGCCACTTGCTCGCCAATCATGTACTGTTGAGCCAACTGTACCATACGGCGACCAATTTCAGCAATAGCCTGCTCAACAGTAGCCAACTTGTCAGAAGTTCTGGCGTTAGCAGCATCTTGCATCAATGATGTTTCGGTTGCTGTGCGGCGAATCTCTGATACGCCGCCACGTTGGAACTCTGTTACACCAGAAATACGGTCAATGTCACCAACAATAAGATTGGTTTGATTATAAAACTCTGGTGGGTTGATAACTGCTGGGAAAGCAGAGACAACAGCGCCCAAACTTTCATCCGAAATAACAGGAACCATAACGTTGTCTTGGTCTGATTCTAAAGCGGTGCGACCCAACTGGTCAAACGCATTTTCTTTATACAAATATTTGCGGGCAAACTTTTTGCGATGATTCATCATCTGTGAACGTGTTTCGTTCAACTCTTTTTGCAACGGTTCAATAGATTCCAAATCACCCATTGGGTAGAAATGGTCAGGGATGTCATAGTTGCGCAACATTACGAATGGTTGCCCAAACGAGTACGGCATCTTAATAGGTTTAACTAAAAAGTTTTCGCCCTGTTCCGAGAAAATGCTCATCATGTTGCTGGCTACATCATAAAATTCCCAAATTTCTGCGTACCCAGCATTTTTGTCGTGAATCTTTTTGCGTGATGGGTCATCACCGTAACGGCTAACAGCCATAACTTTGACCTGTTCACGAGCAGTTTTATTATAGCGTTTATCTTGTTTTACGTCATTGATTGGTCGGCGGATACGTTGCGCAATCCAACGAATGTCGTGCATACTGGTTGCGTCTGGGTCAACAAAGATATCATTAGGGGAAACCCGTTCAGCGAACGGGCTATCTTCCAAAATGATGCTAGTTGATGTTGACTCTCCGCCTTCAACAGCGTCAGAAACTTCCGAATCGCCACCTTGGGTATCTTCTTCTTCAACGAAACGGTAACCAACTTTCATCCAGCCGTGACCAACTGTCAACATGTCTTTGACAGCACGACGGAAATGTGAACGGATATCACGATGTTTCCACCAATAGTTCACTACCGCTTCAGCGATAACCGCTTGCGCTGCGTTATCTGGATTAACAGCATTGACAGAAATCTTCGGATAGTTTACAGAAATACTTGGTGAAATAACGTTGATTGTGGAAAACGAAATGTTGACCAGCATGCGGTCTTCGTTTTTGTAGTCGTCAAAATGGCGACCTTTATACATGTCAACCATACGTCGCCAAGTGCCATCATAACCATCTTCTTTACGCCACTTACGGCTAGCCTCAATACGCTGTTTGGATTGAGCCAAATAGTCAGACAAATTTTTCTTAGCCATTATTTCTTACCCTTCAGTTTCTTTGCTTCCTGATTATGTAACCACTCGGCATAGGTATTTGCTTCTTCGGTTGTGCGAAACTTTCCCAAATGTTTTCCTGTTGCGTAGTACTGGTTAATTGCCTGATTTACAGACAAAGAACGTCCACTTGGCGTAAAAGTGGGAATAAGTATCTCGTACCCTTTATCGTCGCTAAAACTTATTGACCTAATGGTACTTATTGACCCATCTAAATTTCTATGGCGTACACGCCATTTTGACAAATCAATAGTTCCTTTTTGAGTCGGAACAGGTACTGGTTCAACTGGAGTGGGCATTATTTATCCTCTTTACCTTTATGCCACCCAATATGTTCATCTAATTTTGTGCCAACATTATCAACCTTATCAGCAACCTGTTGCAACAAATCTCTAGATTCGGCATGTTGACTAGTGTTTTCTGAACGCAATCTGTTTAAAACAACCACCACTGGACCTGTGATTACCGCCACAACAATAGGTACAAGGATGGCTTCCATATTACATCCAATTAGTTACAGGTTCAGCCTGAACTCCGTTAATAGCAGCATCCGACACAATTTTGCGCTGTTTCTCAGCAATAGTATCCCCATGAAAGTTGTCTTTGCCGTAAGTAAACCCTAAACGGACACTTTTTATGTGGCAGCCGAAACAAATTGCACCACGATGGGGCAATTGTTCATCATAAAACTGTCTAGAACATTCTTCACAAGTAAAATTTGTCATCTAATAACACTTTTCTGTTCCCAAACTACACAAAAGGAGTCTGACTGCGCACATTATGTGCGCCAATAGGTGTTTTTTCCGCTTTACGACCACCAAAAATGTGTCTTTCCCACCACAACAAACTATTCTCAGGCGGTTTACTAGACGGACGATACTCAGGCAACCAAACATACTTCAACATCTGATTAGCAATAGCCAAAGAAATAACACGGTCATCATGCGGACTACCAGACATCTTACCATTCTCCTTACGAACAAAAGTACGCAACTCCGCAATAGTCAAACGGTCATAAATCTGTACAGTATCAGTACGCATAGCAGCAGACAACTCGTCAATAGCCAAAGGTTTAGTAGTAGCCGTAGTACGCCAACCCAAAATATCTGTAGCCTCAGGACGAACATGCGCCAAACGGCGCTGCTTATAAAGATTCTTATAACCATGCTTCTGAGCAGCCTTAAGAGTAGTTAAACCATGATTATTATTCTCAATACCCAACAACGCAGTATTATACCACCAACCTAACTCCGCCAACATTTCACCAAACAAATCAGGTTCAATACGACCATGCCAAGTAGCAACAACAACACCACTTTTAGCCTCTATAATGTGCGCAGAACTATAGTCACCATAAGATAAACCTTCAGCAACGTCAGCACCAATCACATAAACAGATTCTTTCTGTGGAAAAGCCCAAACATGCAACTCGCCATTCTCCGAATAACGAAACTCGCCATTACCATCCGAATACAAATGATAATAACCTCTACTCGGTTCCACAATAGACATGTCATCCAACATTTGAATATCAAAAACAGGGTTACCTGATTTAATAAACGCTTCCTCAGGAAATGTTGGATATTCTTGGTGTAGTTGCCAAGGGTGCATGTTAGCCGCCTTAGCATCATACCAATCTTGGTTACGTTCACCGTCAGCGGACCAAGGGAAAAAGATGCCTTTAAATTTGTTGGAGTTGGTTTGAGAACCAACCCACAACTCGTGATAAAAATTACCTGACCCATTAGCCGTAGACAAACCAATCACACGACCACCAACGTCAGTAACAGGTTCAATAGAAGCCCACGCTTCCTCAGCATTAGGCAAAAACGCCCATTCATCAACAATCACCAAATACACCGACTCACCACGAGCAGGGTCATTACTACTAGGCAATGACTCTATAGCGGATTCGTTATCAAAAATCATTTTCAACTGATGTTCAGTAACTTGTTGCGGACCACGCAACTTAAACCACTGTGGCAAAAACTTATAACCATACTTAGCCTTAGATAATAATTTTACAGACTCACGTTCGGTACGTGACAACATAACAATAAAACGGTCAGCAAAAAAATATGCCAACCAAAAACTGTAGGCGGCAGCCAACGTACTAAAACCAATCTGACGAGCCTTGAGGACAATACTATAGCGTTCACTCATCCAAGTTTTAACAGTTTCTGTCTGCGCTGGACGCAACTTAAACAAAATACGTCCCTTTTGAGGATGTTTCACAAACCAATATTTTTCACAAAAATAAGAAAACGCAGCCAACTGTTCATCAACAGTACCATTTTCAGGTCCACGACACTTACGAAACTCTGCTTCATTTAACAGTTCATTTAATTCCATTATTTACCCCAAGGCTGCCAACCATTACCGTTACGTTCCTCAGAATACTCAAAAATAGCCAAACCAGCCTCCAAATTCACCTTAGGAATCAACAATTGCTTACACGAATCAAGAATACCCTGCGATTGCAACCAGCCACTAGGATTATACTTATTAGGCAAACACCAAAACTGGTTAATTTGCAACAACCCACCAGACCCACCATTAGGGTCAGAAGAATTAAACATTTTAGGAAAACAACGTGACTCACGCCACATAATATAATCTAGTTCAGATAAATCACTTCTAGACCAACCCACATCCAACGCATCATCCAACCAATGCCCACACCGACCAACCAACTCCCTAGATACAGCATGAACATGACTAATTGGTACAACCAGACATGCGACAATAAAGGCTACAAACCATTTACGCATAACACCATCCTAACAGATTGTTATTTAGATTGTTGCAAAAACTCCAAAACCGCACTAGGAACATCATCCCCAGCAACATAGCGGATATGCCAAGGCTCAGACTGAACCTCATGACTAAAACCAAACTTCTCGTTATTATCCTGCAACCACTTCAAAACCTTACCGCTAGCGTTTGCCACATCAACAGCCAAACCAAGCATGTGACGGCTACAAGTCTTAGGGTCATCGTTTGGTGCAGCCAAAGGCGCAAACCCACGCTTCAACCACCACTTCTGACCATTCCACGTCCTACTAGTAGAATTAGCAACAGGTTCTTTTCTATAACGTTGCAGAAACGCTGTCTTCTGCTGTTCAATACTACGGTATTGGTCACCCAAACTAGTAGGTTTTAACGTGATGCCGTCCGCAGCAGCGGCGGCAACTATCGCATCCCACGCATCAGCAGCACATAACTCCATTTTGCCACCACCAGAACATTTACGCAAAATATCTGGAGTAACCTCACTAGGTTTTTTGCCTACTAGATGGCTGCAAAACTTTATAGGTGCAACCACTAATAGCATTATTTTTTTGCGCCCCGTCCAAACGCAGGGTCACTACTGTTAGCCCAACGCAAAACTGGTGGAATCAACGCAGCAACGGCTGCTTTACCCAAGTCATCTGGCGCATAGTTGCCTGTAGCCACAACAGCCACGACAGCACCGACAACGCTACGGAAATATGACTGTAGTGCTGCTTTTTGTTGTTTACTGATTTTCATTGTTTTCTCCTACTTCTGGTGCGGGTGGGGCTACAAACACATCGTTTACAGCGTCATAGGTGTAACCGATACCAGCGTAGACACCACGAAAGTTGCCGTTGTATGAAGTGCGTTTAACATAGTAGTTAGGGTTGTTTAATTGCGAAGCATAAAATGTTTCCCACGCCTCTGTTGAACCGCCAACAACCGTACCATCTGTGTCGGTTTGTGTGATATTTTCATCTACACCAGTAATTACTTTTGCAACAATGTTGCGTTCGTCAATGATTGCGTAATGTGCCATTATGCCCAACTCACATTTCCTGTGCCAGACGTGATAGAAACAACCGTGTAACTTCCGTCTGTTGTTGATGATGATGTTAAACCCGCACCAACCGTAATCGTGTTCCCTGCAGTCAAGTATCGCAGAACTACAATCCCGCTACCGCCTTGACCCGCAGCAGCAACTGCGCTGGTGTACGGTGCGCCTGCGCCAATTTCAACTTTGTAGTTAGTGTTTTTAAAAACCGTTTTTGCTGTTTCTAGAGAACCGCCACCACCCGTTGCTGTAACTGTGCAACGCATACCACCAGCACCACCACCGCCTGCCCCAGCACCAGCAGTGTTAGATTTTGCACCACCACCACCTCCAGTATTTGCTGTACCCGCTACGGCTACTCTTGCCACACCACCACGACCACCACCGCCTGCACCGCCAGCACCTTCTGTCCCAGATGCACGAACACCGCCACCGCCACCAGCATAAGTAACCGAACTGCCCGTGATGCTGGTTGCTACACGCGCACCACCTGTTGGACTTGACACTCCTGATGCGCCAACACCGCCAGCGCCACCACCACCACCGCCACCTTGACCATCACTAGTTCCCGCACCGCCTGCGTATCCTTGATTTGCTGTACCAGAACCACCAGGAGGCGTAGTGCCACCGCTACCGCCACCACCACCCGAACCACCTGTTACACCTGGTCGCCCACTGTATCCACCACCAGCACCACCACCCTGCGCCATAATGTCGGCAAATAAAGATGGATAACCTGTGTGTCCACTAGCGTAACCACCATCGTCAGACCCACCTGAACCACCGCCACCTACAACAAGATAATCAACACTAATACCGACAGGTGCAACAATGGTTGGTGTGTTGCTTGCTGAAACATAACCCATCAACCTCGCAGCCATAACTAAACCTCACTCTCTGGAATTACAGGCGCAACAAAATCTTGTGTCGCCTCATCATAAATAAACCCGATACCAGCATAAGTTTTGCCTGCCGTATCGAAAAAGGTTTCAACCCAACGACCTGTGTATCGTTGCGGGTTTGCTTCAAGGAACTCTCGTTGCACTACAGCAACTTTCGTAACGATGTTATTTTCATCTAGTTGTGCAAAGTATTGTGCGCTCATAGTTACACCTTGAACCTGACATAGACAATTCCTGAACCGCCCGCAGCAGTTCCACCGCCACCTCCACCACTATTCGCAGTTCCTGCAGCACCACTATTACCCCCACCACCACTTCCGCCAGTACCAGCACCTTGTCCGCCACCGCCACCAGCCTTAAAAGTTGTGCTAGCAGTTTGACCTAAAAACGCAGAAACATCTACACCAGCACCGCCGTTAGAACCAGACCCAGCAGCAGCACCGCCACCGCCACCACCACCAGTGCCAGCACCTGCATTGCCAGCACCACCGTTATTACCTGTCACGCCTGAAATGAAAGCAAGTCCACCAGTCGTCTCACCAGAACAACCACCGCCACCACTACCGCCTTCTTTGCCACGAACTGCGCCGTTGCTACCGCCACCGCCACCGCCACCGCCAGATGAGCTGATTGCACCACTCGTGTTGCCAATACTTGAACCCGAACCACCAATGTTGGCAGCACCACCAGCACCTATATCAACAGCGTAAGTCGCAGCAGCCAAATAAATAGTTTGCTGAAGCAAACCACCACCGCCACCACCGCCTGTAGATGCGTTGCCCGAAGTTCCACCGCCACCGCCACCGCCGACTAAATAAACATCAAACAAACCACCTGTGCTAACAGTCAAGTTCGCATCACTCGTGAATGTCAGCAGCGTATAGTTCTCACCCGAAACCGTAATGCTTGACGATGTACCACCTGTTGCTACACCGTAACCAGTAGTCGCAACAATAGTAGAAGTTGAGCCTGCGCTCACATAGCCAAGTTCACGCCTATTGGGCATGGTTAAACCGTAATCTGATTAACGAAACCGTGAATAGTAATTACGTTTGCAGTCGCAGCAAACGCACGAACAGTAAGCGCAGTCGCATTACCCTTGATAAGCAAACCAGGAATTACAGTCACCAAACCTGCTTCTGGTTGCACAGTCAATTCAATGTTGCCATCAGGTGCAGTTGCTTCGCCCCACTCAATCGTCAGTTTTACTGACGATGCGGATGTATTAACCGCATACAACCAAACCTCATCAAGAGTTGTCGTTGTTGTTGAACCAGTATGAATAAGTGTGCCAGCAGTAGCGGTTTGAGCAACCTTAATCGCTTTACCGTCTGTGCTGTTTGAAAGAATCTTTTTGGTGAATGTTGCCATTTGTTATCTCCTAATAAGTGGTTAAATCGTTCCCTACATGAATACTGCGGCTTCAACAGGGTTGAAAGCCGCCACAGGCGCACTATTAACCCATGCTGAACCATTGTAAGACAACAATTGTCCGCTAGAAACACTAGTTATCGTAACATCACTAAGGTTGTCTAGGGTGGCTGCACTAGCGGCGGCGGTAGCAGCCGCATCAGCATAAGCCGTAGTGGCAAGTTTTGTACTGTTGTTGCCAGGGCTTTGAGTAACACCAGTAGTTCCAGTAGGAAGTGATGGTGTGCCAGTAAAAGTAGGGCTAGCAAGATTTGCTTTAAGATTATCTGCGTCAGTAACAAAAGCAGTAGTAGCAACTTTTGTAGTACTATCCCCAGCAGTTTGAGTAGTTGCAATAGTACCAGTAGGTAAAGTTGGAGTACCAGTAAAAGTAGGACTAGCCAACGGGGCATAAGTACTTAGGTCTGGTGCAACGGCAGTTTTAAGATTGGCTACAGTAATTTTTTTGGTTTCAGCAGCCGAACTATCAACAATAGGCAAAACATCCGCAGCCGAATCAACACCAGCAGCGACAAGTGCTGTTAATTGGGAAATCTTTAGGTCTGCCACTAGTTGTTAGCCTCCATCAAAATAAAACTACCGTCTTCTAATAGTAAATCTGTTCCATCTTCCTGTTCCAAATTATAAACAACAAAATCGCCATCCGACCAAAATGTATTAGCGACATCACCCCAAGTAGTGCCAGCAGCCCCAGCATCCTTATAGTATTGATACTGTAAACTACCACGATACTGCAACCCCACAGTAGACCAATGAGTATACAACAAGTCTGCTAATGTGTCGCCAGCCTCAGGATACATTGCCATCAAGGCAACAAACATTTGGTCGTTAGTTTGAGCCATAACCAACTGTCTTCGCTGAATCCAAACGCAACTGCTGCTCACTGGCGGCGGAAGCCGCAATCAACTCAGCCAACTGCGCATCCGACAACTCCGAAACCTTACCAGAATGTTCAACCTGCAACTGAACAGGCGCAAGCCGACCAGTAGCCTGAAGATACAACTTAGCACTATTGTTATCACCATCCAAAGCACGTTGAAACAAATTATCCAACAACTGCTGAGTCCGCTCAGGACTACCCTGAGATTCGGCAACACGCCTCTCCCAAGCAGCCTTAAACGCAGGTTTCTTCTTCCATCGCCTCAGAGTAGACTCATCAACACCCTCAACCTGAGCATACTTCTCTTGAGATGACGGGACACGAGCAACACTCGGGGTACATAGCCAGTCCAAGAATTTTTGTTGTCGGGCATCCAATAATTCAGTCATCAACCTAGGAGAGTTGTTCCCAAAGGTTAACGGAATGTTAAATCTTTGTGACATTTGTGTAACATTCTTGTAACATTTGTGTAACATTTTAGATAAAACCCAATTGCTGTCTATGCTGGATGAGATTAATGAGAATCATTCTCAATAGGGAACGGGATGTTTTTTAGTAGGGGGGACTGAGGGGGGTCAGTTCCTGACCGTTAGATAGCCACCCCTTAGGGTGGCGATTTAAGGATAATACTATTATAACTGTGCAGCAAAGACAAAAAGGATTATAATGCCAAAATTAAGTATGGGTGGCAAAGTTAAACACTACGCCTACACCCCTGAAGGTAAAGCACAGTACGAACGTGACAAGGCTAGGTTAAACGTAAGTCCATCTATGGATTGGAACGAAGACGAAGCAGGTTTACCGTACGTCTATAAGAACCCTAGGGCTGCTAAAAGAAAACGTCCTACACCTAAGGTGGACCAATCTAAGCGCCGTAAACCAACACCAGTTAAATCCAAGAAACAATCTATGGGTGGACCTAGTTGGGGCGAGTTTCCTAAACCATCAAAATAATGGCTTACAACAAACCTGAACTGCGGAAACAGATAGTTGCAGCCGTCAAGGCTGGAACAGCAGGAGGACGTGCAGGGCAATGGTCGGCACGTAAAGCCCAACTAGCAAACCAACGCTACAAGAAAGCGGGTGGTTCATTCAGCGGTCCAAAGACCGCAGCCCAAAAATCTTTATCCAAATGGACAAAAGAAAAATGGCGAACCAAATCAGGAAAACCATCCACTGTAGGACGCAAAGCCACAGGCGAACGCTATCTGCCATCAGCAGCCATCAAAGGACTATCGGCTAAAGAATATGCAGCCACAAGTGCCGCTAAACGCAAAGGAACCAAGGCTGGTAAACAGTTTGTTAAACAACCAAAAACCATAGCAAAAAAGACTGCGAAATACCGATAATGAAAAACAACAAAATTAGAAAAGTAATGCAAGAATACAAAAAAGGTAAACTACACAGCGGTTCCCAAAAAGGACCAGTAGTAACCAACGTTAAACAAGCAATAGCAATAGCGTTATCAGAACAACGAAAAATAAACAAAAAACCTAAACCACCAGACCTAACAAAACCAAATAGCAAAGCAAACATTCAAAAACCCTTATATCGTGGCAACCCTAACAATCGCCGTGATTTGAAAGATTACTGGACTACATAATGGCAAAACAAAAAATGACCGTCCAACAAGCCTACAAGACAGCAGCATGGACACGCAAAGAAGGCAAAAACCCCACAGGCGGACTAAACGCCAAAGGCGTAGCATCCTACAGACGACAAAACCCAGGGTCCAAACTAAAAATGGCTGTCACCACACCACCAAGCAAACTGAAACCAAACTCCAAAGCGGCGAAACGCCGCAAATCATTCTGCGCACGCATGAGCGGCATGCCAGGACCAATGAAAGACTCCAAAGGACGACCAACACGCAAAGCACTATCTTTGCGTAAATGGAACTGTTAAACTATACAAAACTAGGGACTCCGTTCCAAATAACCCCCACCCCCATTCAGCATAGACAAAACAGTCGGTTCATATCCGACACCTTCATCTCGCCCTAGACTATTAGAG